ATTTCCGTAACCCTGCACAACCATTCACAGTTGAAGAACAAAATGCAAATACACAAGATTTAGTCCCAGTTCTTTTATTAGAAGAAAATTGGGATAATGGTATCAGTGGTGGTACAGGAGTGTTATCTCCTGGATGGATACTTGATGATGGTAGTTTTAATCAATCTTGGATTTGTCCTGAACCATCTCATTTACCTAATACTGGTTCTTCTGGCCCAGATCAAGCACCAACTGACCAACGTTTAGATCCTGTAGATAGATCTAGAGGTAATACTAGAGCTTTATATATAACAGATGTTAGTAGTAGTTTAGCTCCTACAGGAGCAGGAACTGGTACTTCTCCATCAAATACTTACAACAGAAATAGATGGCATTATGATTCAACATCCCATGTTGTTGCATATTGTAATTTAGATATTCCTGCTAATATAGTTAACATTGACATAGAAATAAGTTATATGTGTAATGGAGAAAGTATTTATGATTATGGAATTGTTTCTTTATTTGAATCGTCATCAATTAATGAGTCCTCTTTTGCTGGAGGAAATAGTAGTACTTTTGCAGATAATTCCTCAGGAGTTTCTATTTATGATAGAAGACAACAAAATTTATTTGGTAACACTGGTAGATTAAATGATTCTGCTGATAGTGATGCAGATACTGAATTTGTAAGTGGGTCTTTTGCACTTTCAAAGAATACAAATCAATGGGTAGCAGGAACAACAAATACACTTGCTCTTGGATGGAAATGTGATAGTATAACTGATGGTATACCACCAATATCTATAGGATATATTAAATTAACAGGTAAGAAAATTTAATTTTGAATATCTAAAAAAACATCATACATTAATCAATAAAAAACCAATTTTTAACAAAAGAACCAATATTTATAACCATGGAAAAAACCAAAAAAGTTTTAGAAAAAGAAGAAATCAGTAAACTAAAAGGATTAAGACAAAATTTTACCGATTTAACAACAACAATAGGAAATATAGAAATTCAAATAATGAATCTAGAAATCCAAAAAGATAAATTAAAAGAAAACCTTTTAAATTTACAAAAAGAAGAAGCAGTTTTAGCAAAGAAATTAGAAGATAAATATGGTGAAGGATCCATATCTTTAGATTCTGGTGAGTTTTTACCCATAAAATAGACTTTTAAAGAATTTTGACATATTTATCATAAAAATAACACACAATGGCAGAAACATTAATTTCCCCAGGGGTATTAGCAAGAGAGCAAGATCAATCCCAAATTACAGCACGTCCAGTTCAAGCTGGGGCGGCTATTATAGGTCCAACAGTATTAGGTCCTGTTATGAGACCAACTTTGATTACAAGTTACTCTGAGTATTTAGCTACTTTTGGAGGTGAAATAGAAATAGGAGATGATGAATTTTCATATTTTACAAGTATTTCAGCATTTAACTATTTCCAAGGTGGTGGTAATACATTATTAGTAACTAGAGTAGTTTCTGGTTCATTTATACCAGCTGTAAGTACACCAATTTTTAATAATAACGAATCGGGTGATATTCCAGAAGGAACAAATTTACTTGCTTCAGTTATTAGTTCCCCAGATAATGGTGCCGCAGGTGCTTTTAATGATCTAGGTGATTCATCAGCAGGTAGTGGAACAAAATTAAATATTACTAGAACTAAAGGAGATGAATTATTAGCTGCTACTAATTTAGATGTAACTAATGGAGGATCAAATTTAGTTGGTGGTCCTTTTACTGTAGGAATAACAGGCAGTATTTCAGGAACAACAGGAGCAACAGCACAAGTTACTATAGATGGTGTTAGTGGTGAAGTTGCTTCAGTAGTAATCGATGCTGTAGGGAATGAAGGATATGTAGTAGGTGACACATTTACAATCCCTTCAGGTTCAATAGGAGGTCAAGCAGTTCCAGTAGGAACTGACGCTGTTTTTACAGTATTAAATGATAATATTAATACTTTAACTACAGCAGTAGTATCAACAGGATCAGGAGCAGGATATAGTATAGGTGATACTATTACAGTACCAGCTGCAAATTTAGGAGGTGCATCAGGAACAGATTTAGTAGTTAAATTAGTAGATGCTGATATAACAGACCAAGTAGCATTTACATTAGAAACACTTTCAGCAGGAGCTTTAATGAATAGTGACTCAGCAGAAAGTGCTAAAGGAGCTTTAGCAGATGGTACTTCACAAAACTTAAGATATGAAATTACTAACCCAGATACAGACTCAGGTACATTCTCACTATTAGTTAGAAGAGGAGATGATAATACTAAATCTAAAAGAGTATTAGAAACTTATACAGGATTATCACTAGACCCTAAATCATCAGGATATATAGCTAGAGTAATTGGTGACCAAACAACAGAATTAAGAGATGAAACAACCTCAGAACCTTATCTACAAATAACAGGTAACTTCCCTAACTCTTCAAGATACATAAGAGTAAAAAGTGTAAACGCTAAAACCCCAAACTATTTAGATAATGATGGAGAAGCAAAAGCTAAATACACAGGATCAATCCCAGTAGCGGGATCAGGATCATTTAAAGGAGCTGAAGGTACTATTGATCCAAACACCGCTAAGGAAATGTATGAAAATGCAGGAAAACTTGCAGGAGCTACTCAAGGATTAGAAGATACTAACTATACAGCTGCTATTAATTTATTAGCAAATAAAGATGATTTTAGATATAATGTTATCTCAGTACCAGGACTAAATTCATTAGATCATGCAGGTACTATAAATCAACTAAATAGTGTAGTTTCTAGTAGAGGAGATGCAATTGCAGTAATAGATTTATTACCTTATGGTAAAACAATAGCAAATGCAGTTGCAGGAGCTAAAGCAATAGATTCTTCATATGCAGCAGCATATTGGCCTTGGTGTCAAATTTCTGATCCAAGCACAGGACAATTAGCATGGGTCCCAGCTTCAACTTTAATACCAGGAGTATATGCATCAAACGATGCAACAGCAGAAGCATGGTTCGCACCTGCAGGTATTAATAGAGGTGGATTAGGATCAGTAAGACAAGCAGAAAGAAAATTAACACAATCTAATAGAGATACTTTATATGTGGGTAAAGTTAACCCATTAGCTACATTCCCTGGAAGAGGAGTAGTAGTATTTGGTCAGAAAACATTACAAACACAAGCAAGTGCTTTAGATAGAGTAAATGTTAGAAGATTATTAATTGCACTTAAGAACTTCATTTCACAAGTAGCAGATAATTTAGTATTTGAACAAAATACAGCAGCTACAAGAAATAATTTCTTGGGTCAAGTTAACCCATACCTAGAAAGTGTTCAACAAAGACAAGGTTTATTTGCTTTCAAAGTAATAATGGATGATAGTAATAATACACCTGATGTAATTGATAGAAATGAATTAATTGGACAAATATTTGTTCAGCCAACTAAAACAGCTGAATTTATTTACCTAGATTTCAACATTTTACCAACAGGAGCTACTTTCCCAGCATAAAAATTGAAAGATTAGATATTTATAATAGAATTAAAAGATAAAATAAAATGGCAGTAATTAACCCAAACGAAATATTTTTCACAGCATTTGAACCAAAGCAAGCTAATAGGTTTATTATGTATGTAGATGGAATTCCTTCATATATGATAAAAGAAATAGGAGAAGTGAAAATAACACAAGAAGTAGTAACTTTGAATCATATTAATGTTGAAAGAAAAGTTAAAGGAAAGTCAACATGGGACAATTTAAGTATGACTCTTTATGATCCAATTACGCCATCAGGAGCTCAAGCAGTAATGGAGTGGGTAAGACTACATCATGAATCTGTAACAGGTAGAGATGGTTATTCTGATTTCTATAAGAAAGATTTAACAATCAATGTTCTAGGTCCAGTAGGTGACGTAGTATCAGAATGGGTAATTAAAGGAGCATTTATAGTAGATGCAGCATTTAAAGGGTTTAACTGGGATACAGGTGCTGAAGCTCAAACTATTGCTTTAACAGTATCAATGGATTATGCTGTACTAAACTTCTAAAACAAATATCAAATATTTTTAAAAATAGCTTGGCTTGTGTCAAGCTTTTTTTTATGTTTAATATGTATTATTATAATTAAAGTTATTATAAATAAAAGATATGGAAGATAAAAAATACAAGTTTCCAACCGAAACAATAGACCTACCATCAAAAGGTCTTATTTACCCTAAAGATAATCCTTTATCAAGTGGAAAAGTAGAAATGAAATATATGACTGCTAAGGAAGAAGATATTCTTACCAACCAATCATATATTGAAGCAGGCACAGTATTAGACAAGTTACTGCAATCACTTATAGTATCCGATGTAAATTATAATGATATAATTACTGGCGATAAAAACGCATTACTTATAGCTGCTAGAATTTTAGGATATGGTAAAGAATATAAATTTGAATATAAAGGAGAAGAAGTAGAAGTTGATTTAAGTATTATAGATAATAAAGAGTTTGATGAAAGTTCTATAACAAAAGGTGAAAATAAATTTAGATTTACACTTCCTAATTCAAAAACAGAAATTGAATATAAAATTTTAACATCTGGTGATGAAAAGAAAATACAAGCAGAAATAAGAGGATTGAAAAAAGTCAATAAAAAAACAAACCCAGAATTATCAACAAGACTAAAACATATACTAGTATCAGTAGATGGAGATGATGAAAAAAAATCCATTAGAGAATTTGTTGATACTTATTTATTAGCTATGGATTCTAGAGCTCTTAGAAATCACATAGCAGATACTCAACCTGATGTAAATTTAACAGTTCCGGTAGAACTTAGTGGTGGCGAGGAGGACATCACAATACCAATTAATCTTAACTTTTTTTGGCCTGACGCCGAAGTATAGATTTTCTTTATTTAATCAAATCCATGAGATAGTATTCCATGGAAAAGGAGGTTATGATTTCCACACTATATATACTATGCCTATATGGTTGCGAAATTTCATATTTACTAAAATGAATGAACATTATGAAAAAGAAGCAGCTGAAATAAAAAAGGCACAAGCAGGAGGAAAAGGCACATCTACAGTTATTGGATCAGATGGTATGGTTCAAACCCCAGATTTTATGGCTAAAGGTAGCACTTCAAAACCAACTTATTCAACAAAACGGGCTAAAAGTTAATTTTTTTAATATTTATAATAAAATATTTAAATTTTGGGTTTAAAAGAGGATATATCAAAATTAACCAAAGAAGTTGAGGTTCTTAGGAAAAAGTTAGGTATGGGCCCTGCTGGAGCGTTTGAAGCAACTAACGAGGGAATAAGACAAGCTCAAAAGGAAATAAAAGTCCTTCAGGGAGAAGTTGATGATTTAAATGATGAATTTAGTGGTACTAGAAGTATATTAGATGGAATAGCAGAAAGCTTAGGTAAAAAAGTTAATTTCACCAAAGAAGCAGTAAAACAGTATAATAAACTTGGAAGTATTGCGCAAGATATATCAAATCAAGAAAATTTAGGACTTAGATTATCTGATAAAAAATTAGAAAATAAACAAGCAGAAGCTAAAGCAGCTTTAGAGGAAATTTCCACGCAAGCTAAAGCGTTAGTTAATTCTGAAAAAATAAGAGGAATTCTTAAAGATAATTCTATTACTCAAGAAGAATTACTTGGATTGAGTCGGGATGAAGGAAAATCTTTAATGAAAAAACTCAATGGGATAGAAGCACTTTCCCGGGAAGAAAAAGAATTAATAACTGCTCGAGCTTTAGGATTTAGAGAAGAAGAAAAAGCAGTAGGTTTAATAGATGAACAAATTGCAAAAAGAAAAAATGCCAATAAAAGTTTAGGATTAGCAGGAGCATTAACAAAATCATTAACATCAGTAGGGGGTGAAGTAGCTAAGGCTTTTAACTTAGATCAGATTACTGAAGATATGCAGAAATTTGCAGATGCTAATGCTACTGCAAATAGTAGAGCATCTAAATTAGCAGTTTTAGGGGAAGGAATTAGATCTGCATTTAGAAATTTAGGAGAAGGACTATCAGATCCTCTTGTGTTATTCAATTTTTTATTAGGGGCAGCAAATAAAACAAGCCAACGTATAACAGACATCCAAAACCAAATAGGAGCAAGTTATGGAGAAGCATCTAGATTAAATGTAGAGATGCAAATGACTGCTGCTGCATCTGGAAATTTATTTATTACTACTGAAAAATTAGCAAAATCTTTTGCTACTGTTACTGATGAAATAGGAATGTCTGCTGAAATTTTAGGAATGGATACTTTAGTAACCGTTACTAAATTAACAGATGAATTAGGAATGTCAGGTAAGGAAGCAACCAATTTAGCTGTTATGGCTAGGTTGCAAGGTAAAGATACTGAAGCTGTTCTTAAATCTACTGTAGGTGCAGTTGAAAATATAAAAAACCAAAATAAAGCCTCAATAAATACTAAAAAGATCCTTAATGATGTAGCAAATGTTTCTTCTGATATAGCAGCACGGCTAGGAAGAAACCCAGAATTAATAGCTGAAGCTGCGACTGAAGCTGACTTATTAGGCCTTAGTTTAGATCAAGTAAATAAAATAGCGGAATCTTTATTAAATTTTGAAACTTCAATAGAAAATGAAATGAAGGCCGAACTAATGACAGGTAAAGAATTAAATTTAGAAAAAGCAAGAGAATTAGCCTTAACAGGTGATTTAGCAGGTTTATCAAAAGAAATCGGTAAACAAGATGCTATAAGGGATGCTTTTGCTAGTAAAAATGTAATGGCACAAAAATCCATAGCAGATTCATTAGGACTATCAGTTAGTGAATTAGCTGATATGAGCCTTAAACAAGACATGTTAGCAATGTCAGCTGAAAAATTTAAGGAATCCTATGGAGAACAAGTATATGATTCTATGATGGCTAAAAGTGCTCAAGAAAAATTTAATGCTACTTTAGATAAAGTTAAATCAATATTAGGAGGTATAGGAACAGCTCTTGCTCCTATTTTAGATGGTTTAGTTTTTATTTTAGATAACCCAATTGCACCCTATCTTCTATCTGCTTTTGTTGTTATGAAAGCAATGAAAGCTATGAAACTAGGTAGTATGTTTGGTGATATGGCTAAAGGTGCAAAAAATACATTAGCTTCTGTAAAAGAACTTACTAAAGCAAGTAAATTTTACAAAGGGGGTCAATTTATGCCTGGAGGTGAAAGAGCACCTAAGGGAGGAAAATTTGGAGGTGGAATTGGAGCAACAATAAAAAATAAATTATTAGGTAAAGGGGGAGAAGAAACTAAAAAAGCTGCTGATCAAACCAAAGGTATTAAAGCAGATCAAGGAAAAGGAATTAAAGGATTTTTACAAGGGTTAGGTGATGGTTTAGCTTCAATAGGTAACCAAGCTGGAAAGGTAATTAAAGGTGGGGTAGCTTTAGGTATTGCTCTTGTTGCACTTGGAGGGGGATTTGCACTTGCTGGAATATTTATACAAAACACAGATCCAACCCAAATGATAGCATTTTCAGTAGGATTAAGTATGATAGGTTTAACTGTAGCTGTAATGGGTAAAATGGGTGGTAGTATAATAAAAGGAGCTTTAGCATTAGGTATTTTAGCTATTGGTTTAATCCCTGCAGCATTTGCATTTAGTTTATTAGCTGGTGTTGATGCAGGTTCTATATTAGCATTTGCAGTTGCTCTTCCTATATTAGGTTTAGCTGTGCTAGGTTTAGGTTTAATATTTTCAAATCCATTTACTATATTCTTATTTGGAGCAGGTATTGCTGGATTATTAGCTTTAGGTTTAGCAATTATACCTTTAGCAACTGCTTTTAGTTCATTAGCAGATGCTAATATAGAAGGTATTATGGGAACCCTTATGGGATTAGCTTCAGTAGCTCCACAATTAGTAGGTATAGGAGTAGGATTAGCAAGTATAGCAGCAGGGTTAGCAGCAATATCAATAGCTGGATTATTAGCTATGCCTACTTTAATGGCATTAACAGCTTTAGGTTCTGTTTCTGAAGGATTAGGATCTATATTTGGGGGTGGAGGAGCTACTGATGAAGATGACCCAATGATTCAAAAATTAAATGAAGTAAATCAAAACATTTTAAAACTAATTTCAGTAGTAGAAGCTGGTGGAGATATTATTATGGATGGAGCTGTTGTAGGTAAACAAGTTTCTATGGCAAGTTCTAGAATAGGATAATATTTATAATAAAACTAATTAATAATTAAATTATGGGATTAAGAGAAAAATTAGAAACCGAAGGATCTAACTTTACCAAATTATCAGGTGGAGATGGTCAAATTAATGTAGGTGCTACTAAAGCATCTAAATT